TAGCAGGGAAAAAGTTACGTTGAACTGAGTTATGTGCTTCATCAAAGTAAATCGTATTGACTTCGATATCTGCTTCTACAAGACGATGTAAAGAGTGATATGTGGTAAAGATTACTACATTCTCACCAGCAGTTCTTGCCGTATTTACAAACAGATTGATTTTTTCTGCTTTTGTTGTAGAGAAGTGTGAAGTCTCACCACTATGAACATGCATCACATGTGTGTGAGTTGTATCGATGACTTCCAGAAACTCACTACAAAGTTGTTCAGCAAGCAAAATACGTGGTGCTACAACAACAATAGTAGAACCATTATCAATATACTTTTGATTCTCAACAATATCATGTATCATACACAAGGTCTTACCACCACCCGTAGGAATGATCAATTGACCTTTGTCATATGCCAGCATCTCATTCAGTGCTTTGCGTTGATGGGGTCTGAGAGTGATGGTCAAAGGTGTCCCTCGATTACCTTCTTATTATAGCAGAAAACCGTCTCCAGTGCGACCTGGTGGACGGTTCTTAAAGTGTCTTATAGCTTCCTCTTTAACCCTAACAAAGGTAGTCTACAGGGTTTCTAGAATCTTGTCAAGTCTTTTTGTGTTATTATGAAACGATCTTCTCACTAGAACCTTTGCATCCAAAGAAAGATGTAATAGAATATCTACCATAACCGTCAAAATAATCAGAATCTTCAATACTAACTTTTTTAACACCATGTTCTACCCAACCAGGAAACATAATTAAAGAATTATTATCACAAGGTATTTCATATTCATATTTTGGAAAATACAATTCACCACCACTAAATTTCTTTGGTTCTTTATAAAAATATGAAAATGCTAAAAACATCATACTTTTATCAGTATGTGGATCATAATATTCTCCATCATGATAATATCTCACTTTTGTAGTATCATAATTCGTTTTAGTAGCAAGACAACAAGAATCATGTATGGATGCGAAAGAACTTGTTACAGTTATATCAAATACTTTTCTATTTACTGTTAATATATTTGATAATTTTCTGTAATCAGAACCTCCAGAATTAGTGTAATCATAATATATTGAATCTAGCAATAATGCTTTTGCATTTGTATAACCAACAATACCTCCATAGTTTTCTGCACTTAATAGTTTTCCTGGTTTTGTATAGAAATTTAACTCTTCCCAAATTAATTTTAATTCTTCGTCGTTATAAAAATTTTCAAAAATTATATGTGGAAAAGGAAATTCATTCACTAATGCAGATATATGCTCAGGTTTCATATTCATAAAAAATCAATCGTAGTATTTATTGTAATTTAGGAAAAACTTCCACTAACGATGCTACCTCTAATTTGATCAGTTTCTCCCGATGTTCCCGGACTTGAAACTCCAGACACTATGATAGCATATCCATTATTTCCACCAGCACCACCCGGTCCTTCCGCTTGTTCATTTTTCTCAGCATCACCTTTACCACCTCTACCACCTTTACTCTCATTGTTTTCAACACTGGGTCCACCATCTTCACCATCTTCTGCACCATCGTCCTCAGCATTACCATTGCCCGGAGCACCACCTCGCAGTCCACCCGATCCAACACTACCAAAACTACCACCACCACCACCACCACCAGCTTTTGCACCGACTTGTTCTCCGTCTAGTTCATAACCACCCCTTCCACCATCACCACCAGTCGTTGCTCCACCACCACCTCCAGCAAGTGATATACTGTCTGCTCCACCATCTTCTCCTCTTGAACCACCCGCTCCAGCAGGAATTCCGGCACCTCCTCCTCCACCAGCACCGGCTGCAACATTCTCTGACTCATTACGGGCACCACCTGATCCTCCACCTCCTCCACCACCACCGTAGATTCTTCCTCCACTTTGAACATTAATATTTTCTACGTAATAACTAATTCCTAGTGCTGAAGAACCATCTTGTCCAGGTTGTCCTGTAGCATCTCTCTTTCTCTGTTCATCACCCTCACCTGTTTCACCATCATTACCACCCCTTCCACCATCACCACCAGCACCGTAGATTCCTCCCTCACTACCAATCTCAATATCTAACTTTGTACCATTATCTTCATTAACATCACCATTCCAGGATCCTGTTCTTAATGCACAAGTGTTTCTACCTCCCGAACTACCTATATTAGCAGAAACATGAATTATTACTCTAGTTCCAGAACTGCTAGATGGTTTACTTTTAAATCCTCCAATTACACTAACACCAATATCACTAGTATATCTAGAACGGGCAGTCGTTGGCCTATTCGCATTACCAGAGTAATGAACAACAATATTTAATCTTTTACCGTAAAAATCACTAAATTTTATTTGTCCCGATGTTGGAAGTCCTTCATCTAAACGAAAATCAGCATCACCAACTTCTTGATTAACACGATAGTTACCTAATTTATTACCTGTAGGAGTTCCAAACTCTCTTGTAATGTCACTAAATTTTAGTGGTGAACCAGAGGATTTAATAGTCATAAGTTTTTAGAAGCAATCGTTCCAGGTTGAACCATTCCAAACTTGAAGTTTGTTAGTGGATGTGTTATAAATCGTTGCACCTGCCTCACTAACACCTAATGGATCAGAACTTTGATTTGTAAGACCATCTCTTTGTGTAGTGGTGACTTTTGGTGGGATCATATAAGCAAATGTAGTATCGATACCAACTATAGTTGACATATCAACAGAACATTTTGGATTATCAGTTGTACCAATACTTATACCTCTTCTTGCCCTTACAGACCCGTTTACAAATAATGATGCATTATTACTTACCGCAGTAGTTCCTATACCTACTCTATCAATTAGAACCTGATTGAATGTTGAAATTCCAGATGCTGTATTTACATTACCACTTAAGTTACCAGTTACATTACCAGTTATATTTGCGGTTAAGGATTGAGTAAGAGAAAGAGAATCTGCAGATAATGCACCAACAATAGTTACATCTTGATCAAAGTTTGCATTACCAGTAAATGTAGAAATTCCTTGGACATTTAATTTATGTGTAGGATTAGTAATACCTATACCTAAATTTCCTCCCTTAGTTAGGGTCATCAAATTAACGAATCCACCTTTACTCCAGTTGAAATTAGTATCACTTGTAGTAGTAATTCCTGCCTCAATATAAAAATTAACATTACCCCAACCAAAATTCATAAAATCTAATGAATTTTCAGTACTAAGTGGATATGCTCCTGATGTATTTCCATATTTAACCATACCAGAAGTATTATCATCAAGATTTCTACCAACTCTTAATGATGATGCGGCACTATCACTTCCTACATATATTTCTGCTGCTCCAGATTGTTGAATATGTAATGCATCAGTTGGAGAATCTGTTCCTATTCCTACACTTGTAAATTGTGGAGCAACAGGAAGTCTATCACTACTGAGAGTTCCTGTAGTAATATTAGCAGCATCAGCTAAGTTAGTTGCTGTAGTAGCAGTTCCAGATAAAGAACCATTAAATGTAGTGGCAGTTATAGTACCATCAGACAGTGTAATATCTGTTCCGACTTTAAGATCAGCAAAAGTAGAAACACCAGAAGAAGCATTAACATTACCAGTTAAATCTCCAGTTACATCACCAGTTACATTACCAGTTACATTACCAGTTACATTACCAGTTACATCACCGGTCAAAGCACCATTAAATGTAGTGGCAGTTATAGTACCATCAGACAGTGTAATATCTGTTCCGACTTTAAGATCAGCAAAAGTAGAAACACCAGAAGAAGCCTTAACATTACCGGTTACATTACCGGTTAAATCGCCAGTTACATTACCAGTTACATTACCAGTTACATCACCGGTCAAAGCACCATTAAATGTAGTGGCAGTTATAATACCAGCAGACATTGTAATTGCTGTTCCAACTTTAAGTTCTTTAAAAGTAGAAACACCACTGGTAGAATTAATATTAATATTACCACTTAAATTACCATTAAAAGCAGTGGCAGTTATAATACCAGCAGACATTGTAATATCTGTTCCGACTTTAAGATCAGCAAAAGTAGAAACACCAGAAGAAGCATTAACATTACCGGTTACATTACCGGTTAAATCGCCAGTTACATTACCAGTTACATTACCAGTTACATTACCAGTTACATCGCCAGTCAAAGCACCATCAAATGCTGTTGCCGTTATAATACCGGCAGACATTGTAATTGCTGTTCCAACTTTAAGTTCAGTAAAAGTAGAAACACCAGAAGAATTAACATTACCAGTTACATTACCAGTTACATTACCAGTTACATCACCGGTCAAAGCACCATTAAATGTAGTGGCAGTTATAATACCAGCAGACATTGTAATTGCTGTTCCAACTTTAAGTTCAGTAAAAGTAGAAACACCAGAAGAATTAACATTACCAGTTACATTACCAGAAAAAGTAGTTGCTGTTATAATTCCAGTAACATCAACATTACCAATTACAGAAAGTTCGGGATCAGATGCAACAGGACTTGTTGTGGTATTAATACCAATCTTTGAGGTTGTATGAAGACCTACTCCACCATTATCAGTAATAAATGTAGTTCTTGCAAAACCAATTAAATTATCAACAGTCTCTCCATTTGTCAGTTTAAGTGTTGCTGCCGTAAGAGCACCACCAACATTTACACCATTCGCAATATCTATACTACTTGCGGTTAATACTCCAACAGTCGTTACACCAATTACTTCAACATTTTGAGTTACATATAAATCTTGTGTCGTAGTTAATCCAGTAGTTCTCGTATCCCCATAAACATTTAACAAATAGTTTTGTGGGATGGAAGTTCCAATCCCTACAAGACCATTTGCATTTATAACAAAATTATCATTATCAACTTGAAGACCAGACCTAAAATTAAATGACTTCCTAATATTTGCCATTATTGCAACTTTTAGAGTTATTTATCTTCCAATCTCTGTTCAAGTTTTTCAACTTTATCAGAGAGTTCTTTAACTGCTTCAATAAGTAGAGCAGTGAGTTTATCATATTGAACTGTTATATATTTATCATCTATTGGTGCGGGTCTTACTATCTCTGGGAGAACCTTTTGAACTTCCTGTGCAGAAACACCGGCATAATCAATTTCAGTATCAAAACCTAACTCTCCTGCTATTTCATTAAAGTTATATGTAAATCCATTTAATGAATTAACCTTAAAGAGTGCATCTGTTATTGGAGAGATATTTGTTTTTAATCTTTCGTCAGATGCGAAAGCAGTAATATCACCACCAACTGAAAGTAAATTAGTAGATGGATTATATCGAAGACCGACATCATTATGAAGACCAGCACCCCCGGATGTTTCACCGTGGAAAGCAATGTATTGAAGAGAATTATTACTATTTGCTGTCGTGGTTACTGTGGTAGCTGTGCTTGCGGTTCCAGTTAAAGATGCAGTAATAGTACCCGCACTAAAATTACCTGAACCATTTCTTGCAACAATTGTGCTCGCAGTATTTGCACTTGTTGCATTACTACTGACCGTAAATGTTGTAGCACCAGAATTATTATATGTGGCACTTCCGGTTAAACCAATTCCACTAGTTCCAAGAGTGAGTGTATTATTGAGATTTCCACTTAATGTGTCTGCAGAAAGAGTTCCATCAATAGTAGCACCACTGTCAGTGGTTGTGATTTTAGCATCACCATTGTAGTATAATGATGCTGATCCTTCATGGGATGCTCTAAATAACCACTTATTATTAACGTCATCATAAATTCCAGTTGTAGCATCACCGTTGTGCATAAAGACTGCACGTCCATCAATAGAATATCCTTCATAATTATTTCCACCACCTCCATTAATTTGTATAGAACCATAATCTCCTGATACCTCACTTAAGAACCTGGTCGTTTGGTCACCTACAGAAAGTGTAGTGGATACTTTAACTTTACCTGTTCCCTTTGGATTCAGATTTAAATTTGAATTGGTGCTGCTATTCACATTAGAAATAGTAGTACCATCAATCCTTATATTGTCGATGTCTGCTATACCATTAACATCTAAAGTACCAGTTACAGTAGTAGTATCTGTAGATTGATTTCCGAGTGTAGTGTTACCACTGACATCAAGAGTTCCATTCAGGTCAACACCAGCATTAATTTCAACCTCATTAGTAGCAGAATCAAGGATTAAATTTAAAGTAGCATCAGTTGTGGTAATAGTATTACCATCAATTCTTACCTCGTCAATGTCTGCTCTGCCATTAACATCTAAAATACCAGTTACAGTAGTAGTATCTGTAGCTTGATTCCCGAGTGTAGTGTTACCACTGACATCAAGAGTTCCGTTCAGGTCAACACCAGCATTAATTTCAACCTCATTAGTATCAGAATCAAGGATTAACTTATTATCAGTTGTGGTAATAGTATTACCATCAATCCTTATATTGTCGATGTCCGCAATTCCAGTGACAGTTAAAATACCAGTGACATTAGTATTAGCAGAAAGATTAATCTCACCACTACCATTAGGATTAAGTGTAATATCTCCATTAGTATCTTGTGAAGAAATGGTATTAGCATTAATTCTTATATTGTCGATGTCCGCAATTCCATTGACATCTAAAGTACCAGTAATTGTCGTATTTGTTTGAATAGCAACTAAACTTCCTGCAAAGGCATTAATATTCAAATTACCACTTGTTGAAGTTAGTTCATTAGTAGTGCCATTAAGAGTAACATTACCGACTGTGGCATTTGCTGCAGTAATTGTTTTACCAATACCAACACCACCAGTAACTACAAGTGCTCCAGAAGTGGTTCCTGTAGAATCAGTTGCATTAGCAATTTTTACTTGAGCATTTGCTTTAATTTTTCCATCAAAAGTAACAGGTCCACCAAACTGAGAGAGAACTTGTCCAGAATCTCCACCTTCTACGACTAATCTTTCTTTAATTGTAACTTCATCAAATACTGCACTCAATCTTGATGGATCTTCACCAGTCACAGTTGGGACTGGAATATCAAAATTAGTTTCTTCGCCAGTAGCAGATGATTTCTTCTGGTTTCCAATATAGAAATCACCTTTGTTATTCATACCAGTATAAACAACGAGACCAGCACCCCTTTCCTGTGCCTGTGACAAGAACTCTTCCCTTTCTGTGATTGTTCTATCCTGAACCTGTGGAAGACCCGTAGAATAGTTTCCTGGACCATATCCAAGATACTCAAATGTATGACCAGAGGCACGAATAATTGATGGTCTATGGAATTCAATTGAAGGAACTTTAACCTTTCTAATTGTTGAGTTTTGAAGGTGTGTTGCGGGTGTAGTAGCAAGTGCTCCACGAATCACTGTAATTTTATCTGTAGGTGTTCCACTTAAAGTATCACTTGCAATTCTCATAATTTCATTATCAATCTGAATGTAAGAACCTAATGGGAACCTTGTCATAGTTCCGGCAATACCAGGACTACTTACAGAGAATGACGTTGTTGTTGGACTATGATTAATATCACTACTTAAAGTTAATGTTTCTCCATCAAAAATAGTAATTGCTCTTCCCTGGAGATTTTCGTCTGTTTTATCAGAAACACCTACATTTGATGATAGTCCGTGCTTCAGAATAAATCCACTACTAACACTAGTTACATTAAATTCTGAGTTGAAAGTAAATGTATTGAAATCTACAACTTCTCCGACTGTGAAATCACCTTTATTAGTATTAGAACTGTTAATAATTCTAAACTTATTACCAACTGCTAATCCATGACCACTATTAGTATTGATTGTTTGAATACCATTAGAAAAACTACTTGAAGATATTTGAACAGAAGGTGCCGTTATGAATGCATAATTATCTGAGGTGATTACCGGATCACCAGTTGTTCTTGCAATCGAGATACTATTTCTATCAGTGACACCAGTAATACGATGATAAGTATCAGTTCCTGTTCCAACACCAGTAAACTGAACTACATCCCCAACTGGAGATGAAATACCAGCAGAAGTGACTGTGAATGTATTAGGAGTTCCTGCTCCAATTACACGAGTATCCAAATAATATGTTGCTGCAGAATAATTAGAACCACCGTTCATAATTTCTACGGAATCTATACTTTGTCCAGGTGCAACAACAACTTTTGCAGTTGCACCCTGCCAAGCACTATCAAAAGCACTTCCACTATTAATTGGATCTGGTATTGTGGAAATTTTTACATTATAATAAGTTCCTGGAGTAAAGTCTGCAGTTACACCAAGACTTCCAGTTACGATACTATTAAAGTTATGATTTCTATCAAATTCGATAATTGGTAATGTTGGTGTTGTATTATCAACTGATTTTATATTAAGACCAATACCGAGTGATGTTAATAATAAGTCGGCACTTTCTCTTGTAATACTCTTCTTAAGGTCATCTGTCTGAACTTCTCCGATTGGAGACCTTAAAGCATATGTGGTTGCTGAATTGGGGTCATCATTAGGATTATCTCTATCAAGTTGTGGATATAAATCAGTTACATTCTGACTATATTTCAGATGAGTGAATTCATTCTGAATAGCATTATTGGAATTCAATGGGTAAATGTGATACACTCCATTTGAATCCCCATCACTATATTCAGAGATTATCTCGTTCCTATAAACATAAAGATTTGACTTTAAGTCAGTTCTCTCAAATCTTGGAAGTGAAGTTGTTCTGCCATTTACATTATTTGTAAATGCTCCTGGATCTAATGTTGTTGTATATGTGAATTCTAAATCATTTGTTGCAGAAACACTAGCGACATTATATGTTCCATTATATCCTTTATCAATTAATCCAGTCGTGTTTGTAGAATCAGTTACATTCTTAATAGTAACTGAATCACCAACTTTTAAACTATGAGGTAATTCTGCAACAACAGTTACAGTGCTTGAAACTCTAGAACAAGTGCTAATGAATCTTGGATTACGATTCCAATCATAATTAGTAGAATCGATAGTCGTTCTATTTGTATCCGCAGTTCCTACATATCCAGTTGTGCTAGATTCTTGAATAACAAATCCTGCTTCTGGAGTTTTTGCATTTGCAAGTTGACTTGGAACTACAACTCTAACTTTATAAATTTTCTCATCTAAACTTCTATTATCTGGAGTTCTCTTAATAATAGTTGGTTCTGATGCACCAGTTCCAGAAAGTTGTCCAGTAATAGTATTATTAGATACTTTAATATACCATTGACTTCCATCCCACTGAACTGGATGTCCGGCATCACCAGATTGTTTATCAGAAACTCTCGTAATAATTTTTAGATTTGTTCCTCCATATACTGTAATTGGTTCATCGGCAAGTGCTTCTGCTTCTGATGCGGCAAGTTTAACAGTCGTATTATTTGGTACAATTGCATAATATACTGTATTTGTTCTTAAATTTTCTGGTAGATCTCCATCATCACTGATAATGATAACCTTTTCACCTGTTGATAAATTATGAGTCCCTCCTATCGTGAATATATTTGACGAAGGTCCAGAAGTTACCAGATATTCTTTAAATGATGAAGAACTATCCGACATTAAAATATCTGCCGAATATTCTGTTCCACTAACAGTAAGGAAAAGTTTATCATTTACTTTTGCACCAACACGATATCCTTGTGTAAGAATTGGTGGTTTTACTCCCTCATTATCAAATCCAAAGAGATATAGTTTTGTATTATCTGATGTTTTTGAGTTATCAAGAGTCAACCAATCAATATCTTCTTCGATAGAATCAATTGTTCTTGGTGGAATAATGTGAGTAATGAATGCTTTGTTATCCTTCTCAAATGCTTCTTTCTTAAATCCTTCAGAGATTAGTGATAATTGACCAAAGTTAGAGTTTGAGTTGGTTACAGAGGCATCTCCACCACTCTGTGCCTCAAAGTGCTTATTATATCCAATCGCAAAAACTGAAACAATTTGAACAATTGCATCATTGGTCATCTTGATGTGAGTTTGTTCCCATCCTTTTCTGTAAATGGCACCAGAATCTAAATGATATACAGTTCCGGACGATGAAGATTGTGAGGATAAAATTGAACCAGTTTGAGTTGTTCCTGATGTATAAAAATCATTTCTATATTCTCTAGATGATGGAATGTATTTTACAAATGCTCTATCATCTTTTTGAAGGCTAATCCCCGTGAATTGAGCTACGACCATGCTACGGAATCCAGTTGCTTTAGAACCATCAGTTAGCATTCCATTCATACCCCATACGGAACGCATGGAGATATTAAAGATATAAGGAGACGCACCAGAAACTGTATCAGTTTCGATTGTTACTGTTGCATCGTTTAGTGTTGGTGAAGGACTAATAAGTGCAAAATCATTAGATGATATAGTGTAGAAAAAGATATTATCACTAGTATCATCAACATCTATGACTTTGGTTGAAATATTATAAGGAGCATTATTAGCACCTTCTGCACCTTCAATACGAATTGGTGTTCCTACATCTAATCCATGAGGACCTTGTGTTGTGACAGTAATTGTTCTTGTTGGTGTTGCACCATCACCTGATATAATTGATGTGATTATAATAGGATCTGGTGCAAATGCACCAACAATCTCAAACTCTGGTCTTACTGAAGTAAATCCTTCTTTATTTACATCAAATTTATCTAAAGGATCAACTTCCCGACCTGATCCAGTACCATATGCTTCTGATAGTTTTGCATAATACATTGCAAGGTCTGTCACACCAGTATCCTCAAACTCATTTACACCATCGGCATATTCAAATACTGTAAGTTTATGGTGTGAAAATGTTGGACTTGATTTGAGTTCAAAATTATTGTTTTGTGTATAAACAGTTCCAAATTCATCTCCATCAAAAATAGAGAACTGCCAGAGATAACATGCTCCAGTAATCCTAAAGATTGCCGAATATGGAACATCATCATCAGTTGGATTGGGAACATAAAGAGGGCGTATTTTGGTCTTTCTTAAGTCAAGACCAACAATTGAAGTTCCACGAGGAACAATTACACCACCATTTACACTATTAAACTTATAAAGGTCATTATCTTTTTGCGTTAAGTCAAAAAGAGAATCTAATGTTAATGGTAAAGATCTTAATGTTGAACCATCGGCAGATGTGATTGTTCCCGTGCTATCAATAGAATACCCCGGACGATTATCAACTACATGATTACCAGGCATTAAGAGAATTGTAGTCTTCTCTGTTTCGTCGTTATTATTACCTTTTACATATGAAAATCTCGCAGACTCAATTAATGCTCTCTGAATTGTCTTAAAAGGACGAGCAAGTGAGTTTCCTTGATTACTAATACTATCAGTTGAATCCAAATCTGATGGACTTACATATAATATACGACCTTCAGTGTTCTTAATAATAGAATCTAGTTTATTCAATGGCATTGTATTACTGCGTCTATGCTATTTCTATGACTTATTTATCTCAGTAAATCTTCTTCTCCATTATAAAAACTTTGTATCTCTTCTGGTAAGTTTTCGGGATTTAATATCTCAATATCATCAAAGCAAGGATGACATTGTTCCATTATCAAATAACTAGAACCTTTGTAAATATCTTCTACTGAATAATCTTTATTGCTATACGCCTCTTTTACTATTTCCCGGTCATACAAATAACCTACAGGCAAATCATCAAATGTAAATGGAACATCATTTAAGAAAAACATTTTGACTATTACCTTATAGTCATTATACCAACAATTCTTTGTGGTTACTGCATAAGACATAATATTATTCTTTCTTTTTATTTATTTTCATAAAAAAAAGGTTCCCGCACCACCAGGAACCTTATGTTATTCACCCACAAAAGAAAACACTATCATATAATCTTCATTTCTCGCAGAGTGACTTTACATATAGTGGGGCTAACTCCTTCCCCTGAGTGCGAGTAGGGAGACTTGAACTCCCACGACCAATGGTCAACAGATTTTAAGTCTGGTGTGTCTACCGATTCCACCATACTCGCGGATGCTTCCTGTGAGGATCGAACTCACCTTAGGCAAATTATGAGTTTGCTGCATTCACCAGATTGCTAAGGAAGCAAATACCCGTGGATGGATTTGAACCATCTCAAAGCCTCTAATCTGGAGGAAAAGGTTTATAAAACCTCTCTGACTACCAAGTCTCACGAGCAGATGATGAACTACTGAGCTTCATTATTTTGCTCAGTGTGTATTCGTATTAGTTCATCATCGGCAGGCATCATGACTGCTGCCTTACCATCTTCTCTT